CCCGTCGACACGTTCAATGATTCGTAGCTCGGTTTCGTCGTTCATAAACCTCGAGTGTTCCGAGGAATCGATCGAGATGGCTTGCCGGTCGCCGATCAGGTAATGACCGAAATCAATAAACGAAATGTCGCCCTGGTCATTCAACGCCGCGGCCTTCTCAGTGATGATCAACGGTCGACCCAGAATCGACATGGTTGGGGCACCGGAAATATTGCCGACCTGCACAATCCCGGCGGCGGAACCACCAACATTCTCGGTGCCGGCCACGTTGGAGATGACGTGTGTCATGCCCAACAGTTCGGGGAGGGTTTCTTGGTTAGCGACCCAAACCGCCCGGTTAAGCGACTGCGGCAGCATCCGCGCATACATGGCGTAAATATCAACCGACTCGATTTTGGATGCGGTTTGCCGTGAGGCAGCTACCACTGCCGGCGAGTTGAACACACCCAACGGCTGTCCGACTCCGGTGCCGTTAATGAACGCGTCATCCTCGTAATACGCCAATCCGGCGGGAACGGTTTGGAGCAGCCACGAACCCAAAGCCGAAGCATCGTTCCACAGCTCATTCGGGACCCGAGCTCCACCGGTGAGTTTCTTCGCCGACAACTCGACCCGCCCGAACTTGGCTTCGGTAGCGGTGATCGCCGCGGACTCCTCAGTCCAGTAAAACACCATCCCACCAAAAATGGAGGACGCATGCGAGGTGGAATCCACAAACGGGATTTTCTGCGTCAACGTCGACATTGTGATCACCGTCGCACGCGGACGAACCACAGCCATCTCGAGCGACAGTTGCAGGATCTCGGCGCGGGTCTGCTCAGGGATCAAGAATCCAGCCGAATCAGGATTACTTGACGCGTAAGCGTTACGGATCTCTTTCACCTTAGCGAACTTTTTTTCCTGCTCCGGTGACTGCGCAATATGCGAATTAATCAATCTGGCGAACTCGCCGATCCCGTTGGTGACACCATCAAGGGCGGCACCCGGCGCGGCTTTGTTATATGCCGCGTTGATTTGGGCTCCGGAACCAACGTTTGACAACACGACTTCGGTGTCGTCCTGGTCGGGCCGGTCAGTAGCGCCATGATCCTTCAACATTTCAGTAATGGACGCTTGCACCTGTTCGGAGATTTGGTTAGCGATGTCCCCGGACTTGTCTACCGCCGCGGCGTAGTTGGTAAGAAACTGTTTGGTCGAGTCTGCGTTGGCGAACACCTCGGCGCGGCGCTGATCGTCGGCGAGTAGTTCTTGTAGGGCTTCTGGTGAGTCAGGTATTGGCTGAGCCATTAGGCCTCCTTGAATAGGTCTTGGAATGGGTTGTGGGTTAACGGGTTTGGCCGGTTGAATAGGTCCCCGAAATCCACAGGTTCGGTTTCTTGGGTTTCTGGTTGTTCGGTTTCTGTGGGTTCCAAAACTTCAGCGGCGTCCATCATGGACTGTATCGCGGCGGTGTTGTCCGTCACCTGATCGTTAACCAGGTTCTCGGGCTCTTCGTCGCGGCTGGGGATCAAAACCTCATCCGCCAATCCCTCAGCGACCGCTTCATCCGCGGTAAACCATGTTTCGGCTTTCATCAACGAACGAAACACCCCGGCTGACTTGCCGGAACGATCCGCGAATATTTGGGCGATCAAATCTGATTGTTTATCCAACAGATCAGCGTATTCACGCACTTCGGACCCGGACCCGATCGCGATGCCTTGCGCCTCATGAATCATCATTTGCGAGTGTTGCACCATACGCCGGGTGTCACCGGCCTGCGCAATCACCGACGCGATACTGGCAGCAATGGAGTCGACTTCGACTGTGACTGCCGCCGGGTGGGTACGTAAAGCGTTGTAAATGGCGATCCCACCAAACACGCTCCCGCCTGGCGAATTGATACGCACCGTTAAAGCCTCAGCATCCATAGCAGCCAAATCCCGTACCAGATCATCAGCGGTGACCCCCTCCCACCCAACTTCACCGTAAATAAACACTTCCGGAATGGTGTCTGCTTTGTTGGTGATGCGGTACCAGTCGCGGGAGGTCGCTGCGATATGCCGCAGCGCTGCACCGTTAGAGATCATCGCCTAATTCCTCTTCTTCGCCTTCTTCGCTTTCTTCGGCGGCGGTGCCGGGAATCTGCCTGCTCGAAACCCGCGCGACCGGCCGTTCATTGAACTTCACGATCGGTAACTCGAACGCCTCGAGTGTTTCGGTTTCATCAAACCCTAAATCAATATAAGCCTCAGCCGCCTTCAAATTCGCTAACAAATCTCGGCGTTGCGAGTCGCGGTCATCGGGGCTGGGGTCATCAAAATCAAACCACAAACGCCTCGTAGCCTGCTTCCCCTGCCCCCCAAACTTCGGCAAGAAATCTGTGTTCAATGATTCACGGATCCGCCTGAGCCTGGGTTTAATCACCCGCTCGGCGAACACCAAATGCTCCGCCTCATGCGTCGCCCTGTTACTGGCAGCCTCCGACCCCATCATGGAGCGGGGGAACCGCCACGCCTCCCGAATCGTCTCCTTCGAAAACTGGCGCAAATCAACAAACTCCATATCCCGCCTGGTATAAGACACCGGATCGAACTTAACCTGCCCCTCCAAAAACCCGACCCGGTGCGCATTCGCCGATCCCCGATGCTGCTCCCGCCAACGCTGCATCAACTGCTGAAAATCCTCGTCGGATAACGTGTTTTCTGAGTGGATGATCCCGCCCGGCATCGCCCCATTTGCAAAAAACACAGCGTTGTATTTCGCCGCGTTCGTTTCGCCGGCCAGATCGTAAATCAAGCTACCGAGAGGGGAGAGCCCGCGGTAAGGGGTCATCGGGTTCTGCCGCTTATTAAAAATCACTTCGTCCAGCTCGAGCGGCGTAACCTCGCTGCCGAGCTGGTGCACATAACCGGAAATAAACTCTGTCGGGTGCTGCACCGGACGCATACGATCCGGACGAATAGGCCACAACTCCAACGGCCACGGACTAGTGACCCGCCGCCCATTAAGCTCCGAGTCGTTGGCTAACACCCACCACCATTCTCCCGTCAACTCGTAATGCTGCTGCGAAGCTTCCAAAAACTCCGACTGCGTATAGAACGGGTTCGGAGACTCCCACACCGACAAAGCCGCATGTCTTTTGACTTCAACCCGGTCCGGGTCATCAACCGAATCCCCCCGCCATAGGCGCCACACACTAGCGGCAACCTCCGACGCAATACCATCAACAATCGAAAACACCGTCGAAACATTCTCCATCTGCCGCAAATCCTGAACAGACGCAACCTCGCTGGGGTACTCCAACAAACCAGCATTAGAAGCATGAGTCAACGGAACCGGCGACCGATTCAACAACCCACCCAACAAAGAACGAGCCATCAACCAGCCTTCCTAAGACGCCACAACCGAATACACAATATCCACATACGAATTACCCGCCGAAGACGTAAACGTCAAATTCGTTGCATCCACCAACTCACGACCACCCCACCCCGAACCAGAACCAACCGCGGCACGATCAAAATCCCACACCACCGCCTGCAACCCAGCAGCCAACAAATACGCCCCACAAACCAACGTCGACCCTTGCTCAAAAAACACCGTCGCATCAGCCGAAGACGAAACCATCACCCGATGCAACAAAATCGCGTAACCCGCAGACGGCGCCGCAATAACCTGCTCATCAGTCTTCGCCCCCGTATACGCCGAAACAAAATGCAGCTCACCAGTCTTACTATTCGCATACGAAGCCATCTAACTAAACCTCCCAAACAACCTAAGTCGCATAATCCACCACCACAACCGACGCCGCCTCAACCGTCACATCCGTCGCCGTCGACGAATTCCGAACCTGCAAAGTCACATAATCCCCCTCACCCAAAACCACACCACCCACAACACCAATCGCCCCCACATCAGCCGCCACCCCCACCTTCCGCTGCACCTCCGACGAACCCAACGAAACCCCATTAACCGCAAACCGCCACATCGTCACCTGATTAGCGCTTTCTGCAGTCATCGACACCGACCCCAACAACAACACAAACCGCGACTCCGGCCACACATACTCCAACCGCCCATTCACCGGCATCCCCCAATGAGAAGCCGCCCCCGGCGCCAACTGCCACACCCCAGCCACATCCTTAAACGAAACAGTATCATCAGGAGAAGTCGCCGCAGAAGAAACCACCGACATCACAGCCCGCCCAGGCCGCAACGCATAACGCAACGCCGCTAAATCATCGACACCGATAGCAGTCATCGCTAGCGACCATACAACAAAACCCAGCCGTTATCTACTAACCACCCTCAACCAACCCAAACTGCAACAACAAAACACCAACCCCACCAGCCACCAAACCCCACCCCAAACCCCACAAAACAAACACCCCTAACACCACCAAAACCACCCCAACAACCGACACCAACACATCAAACACACCCACTACTCAACCCACCTAAACCGCGGCACCACCCGCGACTCCAACAACATCACCACATACCGCAACGCATCCATCCCATGATCATGCTGCTTAACCGGCTCATCCTGCCGCCGATCCGACCACACATACGCAGGAAACTCCTCCAACGTCGAAGTCGGCAAATGACGCTCAACCAACGAAACATCCGGATCAACCCTCGCATCCCCAACCACAAACAACCGCGGCCTACCATCCCCCTGCACCACCAACCGCCGCTTAACCGCCTGCAAACCAGCAGCCACATCCTTCCGAGCATCCACCACCGACAAACCCGACTCACGACGAAACACCGCCTGCGCCT